GCCCACTATTAAACGGCCTTTCTATTTCTTTTTGTAAATCGCCCAAACGCCTAAGTTCTCTGGACTTTAAGTCATCCAACTGGATCGTAAGCTCGCGGTAATTCTCGCTCGGGCCTTCAATTCTGTAGTCACCGAACTTGGGAGTTCCAGAAGGACCGAAACCAGCGAGTTCTTCTTGGGCGTGAGTCACCTCACTAACTTCATCCCACAGAGCTCTTGCTAAAGTTTCATTTCCGCGTTGTTGAGCCTGGTGGGCTTGTCTTTCCAAATCTTCTATTTCAGTTACAAAATCATCTTCATTCCAGCCCTCATAGCCGGTTTTTTCGTGTGTTCGCCATGTCTCTTTGAGCTTGACTCCGCGCTCGTCCATTATTTGCAGTAATTCTTGCCGGGTAAACACTCGATCTGGATTATCGCCCAACAACCCCGTAATACCCGTCCACTCCATCTCACCTGACGGCACACCTCCAGGTGCTTTACGCAATTGGCCTTGCCATTGTGACCCAGTCGCCTTCTCGGAAGGAGCATTTGCGATAGCTGTCTCCAGGCGTGAGGTAGACATCGCGTCTAGTCCCTGTCGAGCACTTCGTAAAGCCGGAACAGCTGCCATCCCTAAAAATGGCACTGAAGATGCAAGTTCTAAAAGTCCCACTGCGGTGCTGCCTTGCGGATCTAATAATTCACCAACGCCTCTTTTGGCTGAAGCTGCGTCAGCTCCTAAACCAGCAACAACTTCACTGGTTAACATTCCACCGAAACCGCCAGCTTGACCGGCTCCTGTTTCTGGAGCTCGAGGCGACCAAGGCTGATCAATGAGATTTGTGATCCAGCCACCCGGGCCACCAACTGATTCAGCGCCTAAATCCCGAGCCAAACTCAATAATCCTCGAGGAGTTTCACGGGCCAAGCCCTGGCCGAAGTCTTTCATCACCCTGGGAACTGCGTAGCGCACTTGATCGAGTATTCGACTACCGAACGATGGCTTGGGGCCGATGGATGCAAAATTCGGATCACCCGACATTGCACGTTCTCTGTTCATCTGCTGCATACGCAGCACTGGGTCCATCTGTCCTTCAGGGCTATTCGCCCAGGTTTCCGCACTTGCTAACAATGAGGGTGGTAGTTGCGGACGCAGCCACGGCGGGTCGGGAGTACGACCATTAAGCAATCCGTGACCAGGCAGATGTGGCATCTAATTAGCGAGGCATAGGCGCATTAGAGTAATTGATAAGGAAATCATCCCCACTCAATGCTCGACCCAGCAATGTTCGCAAGTCGGCCGGCGAAGTGCCGAGCCCTCTATCGCGAGCTGTCTGCGCTGTGACATCGGCTAAAATTTCTGCAAATGTCGATGTAGGTGATGATTTCAACCCAGTGTGTTGACCACCTCCTACCCATCTAGGTGCTTGATATTGCGAAGGCGTGAGCAATCCATATCTCTCTTGGCCTCCACGATACAAATCAGTGATCCGATTGTAATCTGGGGCGTTTCGTATCGGTATCGTTGACTTCTCAGCGGCTTCGGCGCTTTGCTTCGCTGTCCATATACGATCTGCTTCTCTAGCTAAACGCGGATTCTGTTGGATCGCCTGGTAGATACGTCTACGCTCATGGGTGTCCAAGGGGACCATCGCTCTGGGGTCAGTGTTCTGGCCCATCCTTGCACCTACATACGAAGGGATTTTCCAGTCTTGGCTGTCCCATTGCATTGGTCGGGCCACGCCTTCGTCTAAATAACGACCTACCCTTGCGACCGCGTCAGCGTTCAAGCCCCAGGGATTGGCTGGCAACCCTTTTTCATTTACGCCTCTCGGTACACCAGTAGTTCTGTGGTATTCCTGAATCGCTTCATCTAGCGTCATGCCACGTTTTCTTCTGAACATATCGATGGTCGTATTGGCAATCTCTTGATGCACTGGTGTCTGAGAAGACAGAGCGCCGCCAAATAAATTAAATTCTGTAAAATCGTAGGGACCATCGAGCTCTTCTACGAATTGTTTCACAGGACCGAGCTCATACCAACGATGTGCAGCCCTTTCGCCCATCAACCCCAGACCACGCTCGTAATCTGCGTCTAATACTTCAGGAACAGTTCGCGAGTTAAGTAATTTTTCAGTAAACGGACTAGGCGTACCACTGAAATAGTCTCTAGTGGTGGTTCGATGTGGTGAAGATCCGGGCGTGTACAAGGATACATCGGGCATCGTACCCTGAATGTCCGGTGCTTCATAATCCATGATGCCCCGAAGGTTGCGTTGCCCTTCAGCCACATCAGCTGCCGATGTTTTCGTGACTGTCTGAATATTGGGAGCCTCAATGTCAGGAGCTCCTTTCACTGCATCAGCAACCTCGCCACCGACTTTTCGTAGTGTAGATCCCGCAACAAACGGAAGCAGCAATCCAGCTGCAGCCCACGATGATCGAGCCCAGTCGCCGTCCTCTACGCCAGCAATGAAATCTATAACGTCCACTGCTTCACCAAGCCCTGGAGCGATTGATACTCCTACCAAGCCAGCCATCTCTGCACCAGTCTCTGGCTCGACTGCTCTACGCATACGTTGCCACAGGCTTGGATCTTCCTCTGGAGCTCGTTCTGGGTAGACGTAGCCTTGCTGATACGGCCCAGGTTGCGGGCTGGCCCCGTATGCTAGTGTGAGCTCGAGGGGAGCTCCTTCGGTCGGATACTCATGTGGTATACCCTGAAAGCTCATCCAGCCGTCATCTGGCAACGCCATCGTAGGATCAAAATGCGGTCTGCCTTGGTGCATTATTTGCTCCTAGTCGGCCGTGAATGTTCGACATTTGCCCGTAACGCTCTCAAGTGGGCAAGTGCAGCACTGCGGTTCTTGTGAACCTTCAGTGTTTTCCAGCCGTTGGCTCGCTCTACCTGGACAGTGGTGTCTTTTATCCGATACGGCATCAGTACAAAGTTTTCATTTCTTAATCAGTCCCGGATAGCGGCTTTTGATCGCTGCTTTAATTCTTTTCTGTTCGGCTGGGGTCGCATTATGCAGTCGAGATAATGCGTTTCTGGCGTGAGCCTTATCATTGATCGGATAGGCCCTCTGCTCAGGTAAAGCAAACGAACGCGCTTGCATACGATTGCGCTTGTTTGTGGTCAACTTCATTAGACGCTGTAGTCGCCAAATGAGGCCGTGCCAGCACTGGTCGGACGTTTGGTCATCCCGAGCAACCTCTTCAAACGCCGTCCCTGGCGAGGATTGGTCACCCGAGACATTGCATCAGTAATCGCGTCCCTCTCATTACCTGGCACTTGAGCTGCCTGAGCCTGGCGAGCTGCAGCCATACCAGCTGGGGTGTATGGAAATTTTCTACCAGCGACATTGGGCATAACGAGCTCCTCTTCTGAAATCACGCGCAAATAACCGACCATCTAACTATGCACACACCTATAGCTATTCGTCAAATCTCAGAACTACTTGTACCAATCGAGCTCGCTTGAGTCCTCTCGAGTCAGCCATGTAAGCATCGTACCGACCACCAGGCCCAGTACAACACCAGCACCAAAAACCTTCACCTCAGTCCCCCCTAGTTATTTAGTTTTTTAAACTTACTTAGTTACTATTGTCTTGACCTCCGTCTAGAAGGGTGTCTAGAAGGGTGTCTAGATGTCCAAATTCATAGACCCCTAAAGCCTTATAAACACTAGCCTTTAGAACCCATGCGAGGTGTCTAGAAGGGTGTCTAGAAGGGTGTCTAGAAAGGTGTCTTGACCTCTAGCTGTCTAGGTCAAGCTTTTCGAGCTGCTTTTTGGTCAGCTTTATGCCACGCTCATGTAACCAGTCCTGGACCGATTCAGCTGTCATCGAGCCTTCTCCGCCAGCTAATGAACGCAAAGTAGCAAACGCAGTCTCGAGCAACCTACGATGCGGGTCGCCAACATGATAAAACTTGACCCGGCCCTGAATCTTGTCCGCTAAATCCAAAATGTCCGTCCCGTTTACTGTCATAATTTTCTCCGAAATTTTTTGAGGAAATAATGTGTGTTGAGCTGCTCAAGCAGACGCCTCCCAACTTTTGGTCGGGGGGTCAAATCCATCGACCCGACCCCAGTATCGACCCCGACCCGATGCATAAAATCCCATCGAGTATGCAGTCTCGGCCGTGAGATCTTATGCATTATGCAGCTCGATTCTGTCCCATAATCAGCCAGTCTCTGAAACCCCAGTAACTAAGCCAAATCCTTGTCCATATAACAGACATTATCGGAAGCTGGGACTGCGTATAATATCTATTATGTTACCCTGGAGCTCATATCGGCAATGATCCATGCATATTTGTGCATTGCCTTGATACCAACCAAACTGACCCAGTTTGCCCGAACCGGTTCTGAACTGGTTTGGTCGTATCGGTTCTAGTTCCACGAACCTAAACCCTTGCACCACAACGACTTACGAGGCCGTTCACGGGCACACGCGAGTGTTCGGGGGCTGGTATGCCCCCGAGGGCTCCATTACCCCTTATCATATCTATCCTTTAGCCTTCCGAACACTTGAATCCCATCCTCTAGCAGTTGTCGCTCTTCTACATCGAGCTCAGGGCTACCTAACAGCTCCTGAGCATAGGTCATCCAGTCATTCACCCACAGCACATTGAACTGGCTTACACCGGCTCCATCGAACCAGGCTGCAGCTTGTCGTGACCCTAGCCATATCATCGCATCGATGTGCTCAGCTTCGGTCGGAGCGGTCGTGTTCTTTGCCCCATGTTTCTGCATATCTCTCACGGCTCTCAGGATCACAGCCAACGCCAGGTATCGGGTTGCTGGGTCCACTACTACTCACTGACACGAAGCTGGAACTCTCGCGAGTATCGATTCCAATTCCCTCTCATAGTCCACCAGCAATCGAGCGAACAAAATCTGCGTCTGGCCCATCGCTTCCACGGCTCGTTGGCCGGCTTCGCATAGGCATCGCCACAGCATTCGCAGAGCTTGGTTCTCTCGAGCAGTGTCGGACCCTGTTCACCCTTCCTCGGCCGTCCCGGCTTCCTGGCCCGCTCAGACACCACACATTCCTTCGCATTCGTTGTCAAACAAGTCAACCTGGTTGGGATCAGCTCCAAACACAGCATCCTTTAGCGGTACACATGATCGATGTATATATCCAGGCGCTTCTCGCTCACGCATTGTCATATCTCGAATCCCTTCATCAAAATCAACAGCTTTTTGGAACTCTTCTGGATGATCATTCTTCATCCATTGCCAGTAAGCATCAGAATGAAATGGGCAATAAACACAAGCTGATCGTTGTGGTTCTGGTAGCCCTGCATCCTCTATGATCTTGTAGCAGTCTTCTCGCCGAATGCTCAGGTCTATCAAAGGCCAACTGTGAGTAATCCACCCGTGCCACGACTCTTTCATCCTCTGGATTTCATCCAATGAAATGCCGAGCATACACCTCACTCGTTCTTTGACACGTTGCCTCGGCTTATATCCCAAGTGCGTTCTTACTGCTTGGATGATGGGATCAATCTTGAACTCTCGAGTGCATTGTCGGCGCAGCATCCCCTTCGATCCGTCAGAGTTTTTGGTGAACAACGGCACAGTTACAAATCGCTTACCGGCTTTTTGTCTGTCGATCACCCACTCACTCAACACGCCCTTCTGGGCCACCACCACCTCTACGCCATACGGCTCTGCAAACTCCTTCAACACCTCCAAGTATTCATAGACCCACGCCGGCTCATCACCTGTGTCTGCGAACACCGCAATGTCAGGTTTAGGCACTCGATCATCGGTACACGCCAACACCAGTAACGCCGAGCTCTGGACCCCAGCTCCTAACGACAGATAGGTGAAATCATAATCACCCGATGTCGTGTCGATTAGCCGACTAGCTGGCTTCATGGTGACTCCTCGATAACCACTTCGTTCTGGGCCTCCTTGGCTCGCTCTTGTGCCAATCGTTCGACCTCTTTCAACGAGCTCAGGAACTCGTCACCGATTTGGATACCCACAGCTGCGATCACTTCGGGCTTGCCAAACTGATTCCGATTGAACTTCTCAGCTAACCACTTCCTGGTGTCGGCCCTAAGCCTAGCGACCTGGACATTGTCAGGGTCGGCAGAATCGACAATCTCGAGCGCCTCTTCAGCCCACTGGTTCGCACGAATCTCCTGGACTGCTTGCCACTTCGACCACCTCTCAGCTGTCTCTTTCAGCCACTCATAGAACACGCCATGCGACATCGTTCCTATCGCCTTCGGCATATTCTTGAGCAGCTTCCGGACGCTGCCGTGCTTCAAGTACAATGCAAAGATTTCATCCTCGCCGTGCTTTGAAAGTTTGCGGCCGATAGACCGGGTAAGCTTTTTTCCTGGCATAGCGTTTCGTCTCCTGTTCCCATGACGGCCAACTCTCAATAATGCTCTCGAGCTTGGCATCTAGTTCTTCTCTACTCAGGCGTTCGCCTCTCTCATTAAAACGCAACGGATCGTTGTCTGGCAACCTCGGCGTGGTGTCTAGCTCCTTAATCGCTTGGGCAATATCCGCTCGCCATTCAGCTGCGTGATCGGTGGCATCCTCTAGTGGCAGCATCGACACGCCAGCCAGCACTCGCATCACATAATTAACGTCTGCCATTGCTACTCCACGGATCGATGTCAGGGTCTACCTCGGACACTCTCAACGTAGAGAAATCTATCTCGAGTGGGATACCACCCTGAATCAATTCCCCGTGGCGGTTCTTCAAGGTCAGCAACTTGAAGTAGCCCTTCGAGCCCTGCCTAATGACAGTCGTGTGGTCGAGCCCGAGCACTAAATCGCAACTAGCTTCTACCACCATCCCTCCGTGCAAATGTTGGGCTGTCGGCGGGTTCTCAGACGTTGAGCCAGTCCTGTTCCACTGCGACAGCATCAGCACAGTGGACTCCGTCTCCAAGCAGAATCGCCTGAGCTCGGTGACCACACGCTGTGTCGATTCGTAGATGGCTGCCTCTGTCCCGCTCGTAGCGAGCTGGAGATAATCCAAGCAGAAAAACTTGCAGCCCTCTTCAGCGCATGACCTCGCATAGGCTAGGATCTCTTCCCAGCTCATAAGTATGCCCTCGGGGACATACAAAGCTGGAGCGTCCTCAAACGCTTGCTTCGTCACTGTCCAAGCAAATTTATTGAAACCACCTGGCTCCAAATCTCTCAACTTCTGGCCTGTATAGATCGAATACAGTCTTGTACTCAGCTGGATGTTGGTCTGCTCCAGATTGATCATGCCGACCGAATGACCTTGCTTCAGAGCTGTTGCACACATCGAAAGCGCAAGCGTAGTTTTCCCGATTCCAGGATTTCCGGCCAGGCAGTTGAGCCAAGGTCCACTCCCTTTTCTCATCCCCTGGTCATGGCAAGTCCGATCCAAACTGGGTAGACCGAAGCTGATCGAATGCACCTTCGGATTCGCTTGCAGCTCCTCATATTCTGCCAGCCATTCATCGCCAAAGATGTTGACCTTCTTCATCGCTGCGCCCAGACCGGCAGATCAATCGTGTGGACAACTTCCTCATAGGCCGGCCACTCGCCATCGAGCCCGTATTGATCGATGCACTCTGCCCACTGGTGAAGCAATGCTTGCACTTCAAACTGTCCTTGACGCACGGATGCATCACCCACCAAGTACACGGCCACAGCATAGGGTGGTTTCTTTTCACAGCAGATCATGTAGAACTGGTCGCGTGTCTCAAATGGAGACAGGTAGTGTCCGGCCTGTCTGTAATACCCAAAATTTGAGATGGCTTTTGCCATGTGTTCTGGGCTCGCATCAATTGTCGATTTGAGATCGACTAAGTAACCATCATCGCCAGGCAAGGCATCGATCTTAGCCTTACAAGAAATGCCTGAGTCTTCATCAGTCCACAGAGCAGCGACTTCAGTCTTCGCACCCTCGAGTAGCTCAGATGCCACTGGGTGACGAAGTACAGCGTCACGCATCCGACAAACAATGTCATAGTCAGCTGGCTTCAGGATCTTGTCAGGGGAAAATTGCATGGCGAGCTCTTTTTTGGCGGCCTTGCCCTCCTTGGTCGTACCTTTGAGCTCAGACCCCCGAGCCCAATGCTTCTCGAATTTGTCGGCCTCGAGCGTAGCCACATGAAACGCCGACCCTAAACGCATAGCTGGTGTAGGCGGTGCTGGGTTGTTAATCGCTTCCATTAAATGAGCTGGGCTGGTCTTCAGCTTGCTCAGCAAACTGTTGCTTGCAGCTGGGTAGCCGAAATAGTCGGCGTCAGTCATGTCGTAGTGCAGTTTCAAGTCCTTCATTATTCATCGCTCCATAGCTCTTTGAGGCTTACGCCTTGAGCTTGTTGTGGGTTGTGTGGGTGGTTCTCAAGTGATTTTAGATACCAAGACTCCCTACGCTCAGGTGAACGCAGGAAACTCTCGGGTAACTGGTACTGTCTTTTGCTGTTGTGGAACTCGCTTGCCTTTAAGCATTTCACCATTTCACGAAACAGCTTGGATGGATCTGACTCACCATTTTTTAAATGCTCAGAATACAAAGCATTCAGAAGGCGAGCTCGCTTGTCGGTCAGGGTGGGGTGTGGCCCTTTCGGGCTCAACTCATCGAGCCAGACGTTCCACAGCTCAATCGAATGATCTACGCCATTAGCTTTCGGCTGCTTGGCCTTAGATGTCGATTTTTGTTCACTGTTTGTATAACTAGCTATGCTCTGCCACTTATCGTAATTGATCACCTCAATAAGTGTGCCGACATTCGGTTCGCCGTGAGGGATGATCCGAATCCTGCCGTCCTTCACCAGCGTGTTCATCATGCGCTCGACCTTGCCGACAGACCACTGCACCTTCCTGCCACGCAAGCTGTACGCACAGTCCCGGGCTATCGCTCGATAGCTTCTAAGGAACTGACCACGGCCGACCTTCACACCCGAATACTCGTAGCTCTTCTTGCCGAAGTTCGTCCTGAGTAGGATAAAGATCCACAGCTTGAGCATATCGGGCTCGCCAAAGATGCTCTTATCCAGCAGATCCCTGCTGAGCAGAATGAAGCCAGGAGCCTTAGCCATCGCCGTGAGCTCCGTAGCTGATCTCAACCCGGGGATACTCGCGATCAATACCCATGTTTTCCCATGACAGCTTTTCTATCTGCTTATCATCGACATAGACAATGCCTTCCAGTGCGTCAGCGATTCCTTTGAGTAGGTTGTTAGGATCTCTCCTGCGCTTGTCTGGCATATAGAACGCCAGATGCATCCACACAGCACCTTCCGGATGCACAGGCCGACCTCGCACCTGAGTCATCGCCAACGTAGCGCACAGCTCTTTCCCTGCTCGATAGCGTTTCGTGAGGATATGTCCCTTGCCACCGATAAATCTGCGGTTGTCAGGAACTAACCCTTCCCACGGCAACACAATGTCGTAGGGGTAATCGCTACCCTTCGCCACGACTTCGCTGGTGCTGAAGTTGCTTCCTGGCTTCGATTAAAGCGCCTTCAGCTTGCACTAAATGAGTGCGAGCCCTCTCCAGATAGCCTTGGCCGGCCTCGTTCACGATGTCCCAAGGCACGTTGCCTAACTTCGCTCTCAACCTCTCTGAATCTTTGCTGACTGCCCCCAATATTGCAGCACAATCGTCGAGCAATTTGTCGCGATCTAGCTGCAATCTACTTGTTGTTTTACTTGCCATTCATTCTCTCCTGAGATTCTGCGTGAGCCAACACTCGCCTACCGATATATTCTGCTACCTGTGGCACTATGGCGTTTCCGAGTCCTTTAAGTCTGTCCACCCTGTTGGGAACCCCATGAGCCACTCGACCCACGTCGGGTTCAACTGCCCAGTTGCGTTCCCAACTCTGCCCGCCACTACCTCTTCCAAATTGGACTTGTTTCGATTCGCCAACTTCTCCCTGTTTTTTTCCGTAATCATCGGATGAACTTTGTTCGCCTTGGGCGTGGGCCACCTCTTCTGCATCTTCTCGTAAGATCGATGGTTTTCCAACTTCGTTGCTGTCATTATCTCCATCTCTTCTTTTGTGATCTCGCCTTGTATCATCTTCTTGTAGAGATTCTGATATTGACCTTCGCTTCCGTGTCCGTAACCCTTCGTGGTGGGTGTCGGCCACATCTCCTGCTTTGCCCCCCTTGTCCGAAGACCTTCGGCTATCAAGACTTCCTCGTTCAATATCTTCCCCCCTTTGCCGTTGGGTCTGCTCCCTGGATTTCCGGCTCTGGGCGTGGGCCACATCTTTACTTGGTTCGATAGACTCTTTTGGTTGGAGCTGTCCATGTTTTTGTAATCGGATGACAGAGGTGTCGGCCACACCTCCTGCTTTGCCACCTGTACCCTGAGAGAGTCCCTCGTCCCTGCGTGATCGGTCTCCAGTTCCCATTGCGTCACGTCTCCGTGCTTTGCTTCTTGAGCCAGTGGCGTGGGCCATGATGAAGATCCTTTTTCTGAGGTGGGGAGCACCCACTGAGGCAGCGGAAACAATGCCCCACTCCGCATCATACCCGAACTCGGAAAGGTCTCCGAGAACGTCTCCCATGCCTCGAACAAGCAACCCTGGTACGTTCTCCATAATTGCGTATCTGGGTCGTAGCTCGCGTATGATCCGTCCGAATTCCGGCCATAACCATCTGTCATCGTCTTGTCCTTTTCGTTTGCCAGCTACGCTGACTGGTTGACATGGAAATCCTCCAACTAGAACATCCACTGGCGCTAAATTGTGAGCACCGACATCGTGTATGTCGCCATAGCATGGCACACTCGGCCAATGCTTTGCGAGCACCTTCTGGCAATAAGAGTCCCACTCAACTTGCCATACGACCTCAAACCCATTTGTTCGCTCTAGCCCAAGATCAAAACCACCTATGCCAGCGAACAGTGAGCCTACTCTAAAAGGGCTTGTCATCTGAGTCAGTTGGCTTCGCTGACTGATAGGTGTTCACCTCGAGGTAAAGAGGTGGAGCCTCTAGGTTTTTGCCGTCATAAATCTTGACATCGATCTTGACCATCTCCTGGTCGGACTTCTTCGCTAAAAATTCGATCAACTGCTCTGGATACAGACGCAACGTGCAACAGATAAATTTGGCCTGTGCCGGTGAGCTCGGAGCAGAGACAGTCAATCCGCTCGAGCGATTCACAAATTCCTTATCTCTTGGCATTCTTCTTTCCTTGGTTAAATGATGCGCCATATTCTGGCGCGACGACCACTGCGAGTTGCAGCGGTATCTTCAGTCATCTTTGCTAACCCGAGCTCCCTTAGCTCAGGTAGCCGGCGACTGGCAGCAGCGTGACGCCATCCAAATACTTCTTCGATAGCATCGGCCGTTCCACCCTCTGGATTGTTCCGTAGCCACTCCAGAATCTGACCTCGCCGTGAAGCAGCAGAAACGTGCATCGATTTCGCTGCCTCATGTGAAGTGTCTGGGTCAGAGTTGCGAGCTCTAGGCGGGACGCCAAACAATGATTCCTGGTTGGGGTCGTGAAATTGTCTTTTCCGTTTCGGCTCTTCCTCAAAGTCCTGTTCGTCCATGCCTGTCCGGCGCGTCACTTCGGTGTATCCTTCAACGCCGACTCGAGATAATCGATAGCAGCCGAAGTCAGCTCTAAAGGCGACCTTTCCTCATCGGATAGCTTGCCTTTTTTTGCCAACACGTTCTTAGCTACATCGATGGCTTTCGCTTCTACGTTTCCATTCTCTTCAGCTGCAACAATCAGCTTCTTCAAAACCGATAACTCAGACTTCAGTACATCTGGGTCATCCACTTTTTCCTCTTTCGGCTCAAAAGCTGGGGTAGCTTTTTTCTTTGGAGCTCTTTTCTTCGGAGCTTTCTTCGGAGCCTGAGCGGTCGCCTCATTGCCATCGTCATCGTCTGACAAGCCGACAGAGATTCCGAGGGCTGCTTGCGTAGTGTAGCGCCGGAGATAGCTGATCGCTGAGCCGAACCCGTGAGCCGTTTGTGCTTGAAGCGGAATTGACGCTGGTGGAAGCAATATCCATTCACCGCTCTCATGGATAAGCATCGTGGTCATCGTCACTCGACCATCTGTCTCGCCAGGAAACTGTGTGAGGGCCAACCCATGTTTCGCTAGAGCTGGCTTCGACACCTCTAGGACGGCGGTTAGATCTGCGTACTGGGATTTGAAATGAGAGTTCTCTTGGTTCTTGAGAGCTTTGCCGACATCGGCCTGGGCTCCGACCAGAGCCTTGCTGACGTTCTCAATACTCTCGCTCATTAAAACTCTATGTGTCAGTGCTTGCGTATCATCCATGTGTTGCTCCTGTGGGTTGCTGGGGATTTGTTCTCTCGAGCTCAGCTAGAGCAGGAGACAACATCTTCCGATAGACCTTCGGGATTCGATTGTCACCTCTGAGCCATTTGTAGACAGAGGAGTGTCCCGCAAAAAGAAATTCTTCTGCGTAACGCTCAACCGACCGGCCGTCCAGCTCGATAGCCCGATGTAACTTTTCACACGCCCAGTCATCGGCGTATGGTCCTGACCTCACGACATTAATTGCCATGACCACCTCCTTGTTCTGGCTACTACACTACACCAAAGGTTTGCCGAAAGCAAATGTCCATCGACACTGTCCCTCGACAGATAGCGACAACACCAAATGTAGATGAAAGCTTGCGTTTTCCTATGTATCGGGTTTATATTGTCCGTAGACAATAACCCACAACCCACGAGGAAAATTTTATGATAACAGAAATGAATCCAACCGAAATCAAGAAACTCAGGGCCACCCTAGAGAACGAGCTGACTCCTATATTGGCTGGGCTAGGGCTGACCTTTGAGTTGGGTAATGCTCGTTACGACAACGACTCTGTGAAGTTCACAGGGTTTCGCATTGCTTTAGAAAATGCCCAAGACCCAACGGCAAAAGCTTTAGAGCAAGAGAACGCTTTTCGCCGACAGATGGGGGACGTTGTTTTTGATCTTACCAAGATTGGTGAAACCTCTCAGGGTAAGTATTCGCTAGTGGGGTACAAGCCAAGGAATCGCAAGTATCCATTTATTTGCCTCAACTTGGACAATGGTGGTCACTACAAGTTTTCTGAATCGCAAGCAGAACGGATGTTTGCTGTAGCCAAGTAACCACAAAAGAGAGAGGGGGGCGAAAGCCCCTCTCTTTTTTTTGCCTTTCAACTTTGAATGGAGTAACGCATGACAGAAGCAGAATGGACAACACTTATTAGTGAGCATTTGGTTGGAAAAACGATTGCTCAGATAGAGTATATGCCCCTAAAGGAAGCAGAGGGTCAGGGTTGGTACTCTCGACCAGTGGCAATACGACTAGACGATGGCACATGGCTTGTGCCAATGTCCGATGACGAAGGTAATAATGGGGGAGCGATAAGCACAAACATTAAGGGGCTACCCATTCTTCCAGTTCTTTAACGAGGGGAACGCATGACCGATAATATAAAAATCGTAGTCTCACCAGACGAAGCCGAGTGCATCTATCGAGCGATCAACTACTACGTTGAGGCATTTGACGAAGGCCGTGGAAATGAAGTCTTCAGGGGCAATGTTGAGGAAGAGTGGCGTATGAGTGACGGCCTCCTTCACAGGCTAGCCGACCTGGTTTTTCCTGAGCCGAAGTATGACCCTTACGGCCAACGGATGACAGATTGTTGTGGGGGCTTTTCCACTTACGGACCAGATGTGAATCTAGATAATCTAGACAGCGTACCTCTGAAGTGTGCAGTCTGTGGCAGATTGACCACAAAAGGCGAGGGCGACCAAACCGAGTTCGAGGATGGCGTTACTCCAGAGATCTGGTTAGCTCGCTGGAAGGCCCACGAAGCTTTAGCTCAGGAGGAAGGATGAACGGACCTTACGGCCAAGACGATTTGTTTGTTTTTTGGGTAGTGGTAATCGGCTTTGTTTTTCTGTGCGTGGTTGGGCTTATTGAGTGGTGGGTTACTCGCCGGCGATAAGGTAGCCAGCGGTAAATCCAATCGCTGCCATCCACCAGTCAGCTTTAAGTCGTAAGCCGAACGAAGGCGAGGCAGCGTTTCTGAGGGCGGTGATCTGAGAGTCTTGGATCATCGCCCTTTCCTCATGCTCCACGATCACAGAGCGTAGGCTCAAGACCAGAGCATTCGATTGAGTAGCCCTCATTCGCTCTGCAGCCGTCAACGCTCGCTCAACTTCTATGACTTCCTCTAGTGTAGCTATCTGTATTTCGTAGCTCTCCACCACCAGGTCTAGCTCTATTGCTTGAGTAGAATCCAAACTAGCTCTCAGGCTCTCAGATAGGCTCTGTGAGCGAGCTCGCTCTTCTAGTCGAACCTGACTCAACCTAGCTACCTCACGTTCAGCTATAGCCCTCTGGGCGATTACCGCTGAGTCAGCCCTGGCGAGTTCTTCGTCTAACGAATCTGCGACCGACCGAACTGAATCCAGCACAACTTCTTGGACCTCTAGTCTTTGCTCAGCATCATCGGCTATGCCTCGATAGTAGCTCGCCTGAGTAGCACCCCGGATACCTACAGCGAGCAGTCCTATGACGGAGATCGCTATCCATACCCACGCTGGAACTTTAGTTGGCATCGATCTGTAACCTTAGTTTCAGGAGCGCCATCTCTTTCTCGAGCTCGGCCAAACGAGCATCCAGGCTTTCTAGCTGTTCGGTCAGCACTCCCGACGTTCCAATGTACCTTCGCTGCCGTTCACTGACCGAGGTAATTTCGGTTAGAGCCTGAGTGTCAGCTCGCTCCATTCTTTCAAAGCGAGCTCCTGCGACCCAGGTCGCAACCAAAATTGAAACCGCCAATCCCACTGAGATTGCTGGCAGTGCTGTCGCTTTAGATAGTCCGTTAGCCATTGGAGCCCCACCTAGCTGGCGCGGGTCTGTCGAGCTTGCCTCGGATGTCGATGTGCGTGAAGCTGTTGTATCGGCCGATCCCAAACTTGTCTGCCTCTTGATGGTTCGCGAACCAGTCGGCTACTTCTCGATGGCTCCAGCCTATCTTCGTGATGTCGGCAGCTCCCCCAGTTGTATGCATAGAATTGGTAACGCCACCAATGGTGTAGTTGTACAAGCGATCTCTATACCAACTGTTGATCAGCACAGGTCCGAATGGTGCAGCTTCTCGTAATTCACATAGTAGCTCACATAGCATCAGAGCAGCCGGTATGCTGTCTGCGTTGGGAGCCTTCAAGGCTGTTTTCCATCGAGGTCGGTCATTGGTTTCCGACATAGCAATGGCTTCTCGGCCAACGTCTGCTATTTCTAGTGGGTGGAAATGCTTGATGCCTTTTGCTTGGAGCGCAGCTCCACACACGGCGACCCACTCATCTTTCGTCATCACGGAAACCTGGCGTACTGTCCAACACTTCCGGCCGGCGTGGTTCTCTCTTCAGAGATGCACCAATACCGCTGGCAATTGAACCGAGCTGTGGTCCAAAATATTGAGCAATGCGAGGACCAGCCGTCCATCCAAGCAAGCCTGTGAAAATCGTCCCTAAGAGAGCATAAGCTGCATTTGGGACAGTCGCCCACAGGATAGCGTCAAAAATGATTAGAACAGCTGTAAACGCGAGAGAAGCAGTAAGCAGCACCCGAGCAGCCGACAGTTTGCCTTTCTCGTCAGCGAGAATCTCGAGCATCATTATCTATTACCTATATTGCGGTTTCGTTCTCTCCATAACTCGAGCAGTCCCGGAGCAACAGTGCCAGTAAGTCCAGGTACATACTGTCCAACACCACCACCTCTAAACATCGGTTGTCCCATCGAATACTGAATGTAAGGATTACTGCTTACTACACGACCAGCTGTATTTAACAAACCTTGTCTTATAGCTGGTCCGGCTGCCATCCCGGCTAGTGTCGTCATAACGTCACCACCCCCGACTGCGTATCCGACACCACCACCACCCATAGCAGCTCCACCTGACGAAATGCTTGGCAAGTTGAATTTTCCAGTTGGACTAGGCAATCGATTTAAATTGCTACGCCCAGCCATCTGCGTCATTCTACTCAACGCTTGCGCGTCTTCTAATGCTCCGGGCGTATTCCGAAAAGCGAGCGTTCCGGCTTGTGGCCGAGCTGTAGTTCCTACGTTTAGGCGGTTAAATAATTGCGAAGGAGAAAAAGCAGTATTAGCGAACCCAGCGCCACTAACGTGTGCTGCGTTTTGTGCCACATCTCGAGCCACAGCATCACGGCCAGCTTGTGGCAAAAGATCCATCAATCGTTGTACTTGGTCGGGCCTTCCTCGGCCGCCGTAGCCTACCACTGATTCAATTAGCTTATCGGCTCCTTTAGGGCCTCCAGTAGCAGCTTCAAAGATTTTTGGATCAACCCTATAGGGAGCCACCCTATTTCTAAAAAACTCCATCGCTGCGTTGTGAGCCTGACCGCCAGCCTTTAGCCCAGCCTCGGAAGTTCCCCATTGATCCAAATCATCCATGATGCCACCAAGCAGAAACTTAGCTCGGCCGTCCATCGCGCCAGTAGCAGCCAAAGGCCTGTCAATTATTTCGTTAAATCCCTTCTGCCAAATACGCATTGTTTCATACGGAATTGGCTTTCCAGCTTTTATAGCTGCCTGGATTTGCTTTGCTATATCTGTCACTGTGCCACCAGGAGTCCCTAGTGCTTCCAGCTCACGAAGCACTTGAGTAACACGGGTGCTTGTTTCGTTTAGTGGTATCTTAGCTCCGCTGGCAGCTTGGGCTGCATCATCAAACAAAGCTCCCGATTGCTGCTTCGCTTGTCGGTAACCCGCCTCAAGCATATCGGCTACTACGCGATCTGGTCTTTGGTTAGCAATGTTTGGTGCTATGTCATCTGCAAACTGGGTTGCTGCCGTTCTCAGTTGCGTTGCTTGGTTAGTCGCCTGTTGAGTTGCTGGCACACTGCCTTGAGCAACAAGTCTGTTCTCCAGCACTCGAGCTGCGTCATCAATGTCACCAGCTCTTGGCGACACGTTTAATCGGGCTGCGTCATCGAGGTACTGCTCGGCTCCTTCTTGTAATACGCCGAAAGCTCGATTTGCTACGCGACCGCCTACCTTAGATACACCGCCTCCTGCTGCCATGCTAAGAGGAAAGCGAACGTAACCAGGAACGTCTGGGACACCATCGTCATTCATATCTATTAGTGACAAGCCGTGGTCGGTCGCTGTCCCTGCAATCCCAGACGCAAAACCAATAGCAGCGCCAGGTGGGCCACCCATGAGAAAGCCCATCCCTCCACCGACTAAGCCAGAGATGACATAGTCTGACATCCGCGACCTGTCTGTGGGATCTTCCGGGTTTATAGTACCTACTTTTTCTATCAAGTCCTCATAGGTCCATCCAGGATCACCCTCCGAAATACCGCCCTGTTGGTTACCATCTTTGTCTATGAAGCCCGTAGAGCCAGGCGCATAAAAATCTTGATGGATCGCTCTATACAACGCTTGACCTTCCAAGTCGCCATACCTCTCAGGAAATTGTTGTTTCACGCTCTGAAAAAATTCGTCCATTATTATGAGCCTCCTGGTCCGCGACCGATACCGAAAGGATCGACAAACTCGTAATATCCGCGTTCCTCTTCATCGTATTGATCTAAGATGTTTTGCGCTCGAGATCGGAAGCCGGCGTTTACATCGGCAAATTCCCCTTCTATAGGCGCAAGATTTTGGATGTCTCTTGCCCAGCGCACAGCCTCTTGCACATATGCTTTTCTCATTAACTCAAGAGCGCCTCGCATTTCATCCGCAGTCATGCTGCGATCCCCTTGAGCCATCTTTTGCGCCATGTCTAATTCGTAATTCGATTTAGCACCAGTAAAGTTTGCTAAGATCTGAAGCGTTCTGGTTTGACCGAGTCTTTCAAATGTCCCTAGCATTCCCAGCAATTCAGCATCGCCTCGCACTCGAGTGACTAAATCAGCCGGCGCATTGCCACGCAACACGCCAGATATTTCGCCAAACCTGGGATCGTTTACGATAGCAAGTGTCTGATTAATATTCTGCAGCCCTGGCAACGTCTGAGTCTCAATTGTTTGACGCATATCGTACAAACTTGTCACCCACTCACCCATTGCCTTTTCAGATGCGCTTTGTTGCGTGACAGTGTCTCCAGTATTGATGTTGGTTTGGGCCGGAGGATTCCTTTTGTAGCGAATAAACAAATCTTGTTGTTCTGGGCCTAGTTCGGAAAACCACTTAAATTGTTCTACGTCTAGTTCTTGCGACGTTGGATCTGGGTTTAATAAACCTTCAAGCATTTGCAGTGTTTGAGAACTATCTGCATAGCCCATGTATTTTTCTCTATCTTCTTGCGATAGATCTGGTATGTCGGCAATCAAATCTGCTACAACAGCCTGACGCCTTTCTAAAGAATCAGCATCTGTTTCTGCTTCTGTTGTAGCCGTTGCTTGTTCGGCCCGTAACTTATCTTCTGCCATTCGTTGAGCGCGGATTTGTCCTAACTGTGCTACACCAGCTTGTGTACCAGCTCCAAGCGACCCCAAGAACGATGCCCCCGGCTGAGACGCAGCTTGCGACATTGCGCCACCAGTTGACAGTAACAGCTCGGCCGTCCCTGGACGCCTAAAGAACCCACCGACTTTGCCGAAAAATCCTTGAGGATCTTGTGCGACATCGCCAGGGTTGACTACTGGTTCATTTAGATCGGCTACAGCACTTCCCGGCACACCAGATAATACGTTAGCTACACTTTGAGCTGCGTTTACTGGGCGTTGAGCTCCTGGTGGAGTTGTTCCCATAATAGCTGACGGAGTTCCATAAGCAGCAGATTGTTGTCGCCTGGCTTCGCCCTCGGCCATCATCGAGCGCCAATCTCTTCGCGGATCAGCACCCTGGCGGTTCAAGAAATCACCTGTCGCATCGAGTACGTTTCCGGCTGTCCCTAGATCAGTCATCCGAGTCCCGGGTCTACGCCGAAGTAGATCCAGCCACTGTTGCGGATTGGTGTATGCCATCAGACCGCCTCCATCTCTAGCCCGAGAGCACTATAGTTCACTGCTAACATTCCTCCGCGCATACTGACAGCATCTGGTCGATACAACATCACTTCTTGAGCCATCACTCCACGCCATCGAGCGTCTTGGTTTCTGTAGTTGAACTCGTAGAGGTTATGGCCGTTCTTGGAGCCTACTAGTTCGATGTTCTCTTTCAACCTGACATCAGAAGCAAACGGAGTTGCTCCTAACGCTGCTGCCGCTCCTGCGCCTTGCAGTAAACCACCACCGATCTGGCCTAAGACCGAAGGCTTACGGCCGTATTGGTACTGAGCGCCACCAGGTTGCAGTGCTTGCAGCATCGCTAACTGTTCAGCGCCACCCTCAAGTCCTCGCAGCCACTGGTCATAACCAAATGCTTGCTGAGCTCTCCGGGCTTGATCTTGAGCTGCACCCATTCCAGCCAACTGTTGAGCAGCCCCAAATGTTGCGCCTTGTCTCATGCCGCCAATGTCAGCTAATTGCTGAGCAGCCGCTAACTGTTGAGCTCGGAACGCCTGTTGAGCATCTAGGCCCATGCCAGACGCTTGTAGGCTAGACCCTTGATTGGCGCGTTCTTGTTCGAGTTTTGCTTGAGCTAACGCAATCTGCTGCTGAGCTTTCATCGCACCGAGCTGATCATTTTCTTGCAGTCTTGCTTGCAAGTTTGCTTCAGCTAATCTCAGCTGATTGTTAGCGTCTTGCATACCTACTCGAGCTGCTAGGTCTTGGCCCTGCATCCCAGCCTGTAAGCCTACCTGTTGGTTTTGTATCAGTCGTTCAAAATCCATTTCCCGGCTACGCAGATTCATTTGTGCGTCAAGCTGGGCCTGACGATCTGCTGTCTGCATTGTCGCATCGAGATTTGCTCGCGCTGACACAAGATCATTCTGCGCGTTCTGGATTTCCGCTTGAGCAGCTAACTGCTGTGTTTGCATTCCAGCAGTAGTTTGAAGCTGCTGGGTCTGCATACCAAGCCTAGATGCTATATCCTGACCTTGCATACGAGCTTGCTGTAATCTGGCCGCATCCTGTTGTCTGCGTTCGGCTTCAATGGTTTGTTGTTGCAGACGAGACTGTTGCGTAAGCTCGGCTCCGCGAATGTCTCCAGCTTGAGATAACTGTTGTGTCTGCATCTGCGCCTGAGTGCCTAGCTGCTGACCCTGCATACGAGCTTGCTGCTCCCTAGCAGCATCTTGTTGCCTACGCTCAGCCTCTATGCTCTGTTGCTGTAATCGAGCCTGTTGTGTGAGCTCCGCTCCACGAATGCCACCCTGTTGTGCAAGTTGCTGGGTTTGCATTGCAGCCTGAGTACCTAATTGCTGTGTCTGCATTTCAGCTGCTTGCTGTCGAGCCAAATCTCGTTCGAGTCGATCAGCTGCATCTGTAAATCCTTGCCTACGAATATTAGCAATTCTTGCCAACATTTGAGCTTCCTGCTCAGCTCTCGGTATATCGCCTCGAGTTCCCCAAGCATAAGAGCCAGCTCTGCGAGCTTGTTCCTCATTTTGAGCTCGAGCATAGTCCAGTCCAGCTGCTTCTATTTGTGCATCGACACCCAGCTGGTCCATGTAGGGAGCGAGGTCGCTTCCCAAAAACGATGCACCTGTGAACGGATTTACGCTGACATCCTGTGGCCCAGCAAACGACCCAGGATCAATCGTTTGCACTCCTCCTGTCGTGACACCACTGATTGGATCAACAGAAACATTTTGCACGTCTCCAATTGTTGCAGGAGTAAAAGCTTGAAGCCCTCCAGTCGTAACACCTGTGATAGGATCTACACTAGGCGTCGTTGGAACTGACTCAAAAAATTTGGTTGGGTCATTTACAGTTGCAATGTCTTCGGCTTGGATAGTATCAATAAATTGACCTCTCTCACCGCCCACAATCGGAGTCGTAACATCAGTTGCGTATTTTGGAATGCCTCCAGACATAGCGCCTGTGTTGGGATCAATGCTAACCCCCGTGTCGTAACCATAGCCTGTGTCGATTAACGTCCCGTCTTCGGCAAACCGCGAACCAACATTTCCGGTATTTGCGGCGATAGCCGTTGTAGCAGTAAGCGTAGGAGTGGCAATAGTAGGAGCCGTGACGGCGCTGTAGGATGGGTCCACTGGTCCAGTTTGTCCTAACAATGCTCGAGTAGCATCGCCAGCTCGTTGCATTTCTTCGACGCCAACTGTTGTCGAATAGCCGTCAGGTCTATCAATGTCGATAGAGCCCATACCTGGAAGAGCTGGTGGAGTTGAATCCACGATAACCGGCGGCATATCGAAGCCGTAGCCGTCTTTGCCGAATGCTCCACGCTCCATAGCAA